TAAGGAAATGAGAGGAGCAACTAATGGAAAGTATCCAACTTTCATTCTTTGGGAAAACGTCCCAGGAGCATATAGCAGCAACAAAGGGGAAGACTTCAGAGTCGTCCTCGAAGAGATCATCAAAGTCATCGAACCGGGAGCCACGATGCCTCCGGCTGATAAAGGGCGATGGCCTTATGCCGACGTATACGTGGGAGAGGGATGGTCACTGGCATACAGAACTTTTGACGCGCAATACTGGGGAGTCCCCCAACGTCGCCGTCGAATCTACCTTGTCGCAGATTTTAGTGGACAACGCGCCGGAGAAATATTATTTGAGCCCGAAAGCGTGCGAGGGGATCTTGAGGAGAGCTGAGCGAAGGGGCAAGCAGCTTCCAGATATGCTCAAGACTGCGCTAGTCCAGCAGATGGAGAGGCATGAAGAATGAATAAGGCTTATCTTATGAAAATCCGTGGGGGTGTTGAAGTGGATAGCCAAGGTAAAAAAGCTGGTAAGGGACCGCTCATTGCCGAAGAGATCAGCAACACGCTCGGTACTTCACAGGATCAGTATCTGTTTCAGCCTGTTGGCGTAGACTGCTATAATCTTGCGCTCACCGGTGACAAGGGTAGATGTTTAGCGACCGCAAGTGGTGGGCTTAATGAGCATATACCAGTAGTTCTTCAGCCGGCTGCATATGGAGTCGTGACAAAGGGTAATGGAGATGCATTCATCAGCAAGGAAAAGCATACATCGCTGTCAACCGGGGGCGGACAAGCTGGACAAGGGTATCCATGCGTGCTGCTTGATGATCAGGGCGGATCTGTGATGCGAGTGAGTAATGGAGATGTATCGCCTACATTAAGAGCACAGATGAACGGCCATCCGCCTGTTATCGTCAAGCCTATTGCACTCGATGGATATAACCAGTCGGTGACAGGAGACGTGACAACCACATTAAGAGCAGGTATGAGCAACTGTTCGGCAGACACGGTGCCATGTGTGGTGCTTGAATCTCATCCAAATGACAGCAGAGTCAAGATCGATGACAGCGGAAGCATCCAAACGCTCACGAGCATGATGGGTACTGGAGGCGGTAATGTGCCGATGGTCATGATGCCATTTTCAAAGAGCAGGAGAGCGAAGAGCTCAATAGATTTTGAAACATGGAAGTCGTCTGAAGTATCCAACACGATTAACACGTTCGACCAGGGCGATGTGCGTGCAACTGACGTGGTGGTGATGGCTACTCAAAGACCGAATGCGGAAATAATGGTCGATAAGTGTCCAACGATAACTGCGTCGGCCGGGCTTGGCGGCACGTGGAAACCGGTGGTGGTTTATGGAATAGACCAACAAGGCGGAAAGGGAACTGCAAACTATACAGAAAACATAATGCCAACGCTATGCAGCGACTCCCATGGAACACCACACGCGGTGGCTTATGGCATCTCATCCTACGAAAGCAATGCTATGAAGTCTAGTAATCCTCGTGCCGGAATCCATGAAACAAATACCGCGCGAACGATTGACGTGAATGGCGGCAATCCAGCGTGTAACCAGGGCGGAGTAGTGGTTGTTGAGCAGATGTACTGGGATGGGTCACAGATTGCCGGAACGCTAACCACAAGCAATGCATCGGGAGCACAGAGAATGCCGGATAAAGAGCAGTTCAATTGTGTGATAGAGAGAGTGGTGTATCCAGAAACAACCGGTGCATTGATGGCGAGCGGATACAACAAGCTCGGCACGCAAGAAGCTATGAATGATATGTTTGTTGTGTGTGAGAAAGGCGTGACGAAGACGATCAGCATGGAAGTGTTTCATTGCGATAGTGCAGAAGAAAGAACCGCTGCATTAAAAGCGGGGGATTATAAAGATCCTCAGATCATCGCATTGGACCGGGCTGCACTTAACCAGGGAAAGAATGCGAAGTATGACATCTCTGTAGATGGGGGGGGTACAGCGCAGACGCTCATCGCACGCGGTCCCGGTGCAGTCTGTTATCGGAAGCCTGTGCGCAAGTGATTACAAATTTCCACAGCAACAACAAGTCGAAGAAGGAAAGGTAGTGATCGAAAAGATGGAGAATGAATATATCGTGAGGCGTCTTACTCCAACAGAGTGTTGCCGTCTTCAGGGATTCCCCGATGGATGGGGAGAGATAGATCCTAAGGATGACTTCACCGATGAGGAGTATGCATTCTGGCTCGATGTCAGAAGCACGTTCGATGGGATCAATGGACGCAAGCAGAAAGACTACACCAAGGAGCAGATGCTTACCTGGTACAACAAACTACACACTGACTCGGCCGAGTACAAAATGTGGGGCAATGGAATCTCGCTGCCAACTGCATTCTTCGTGCTCAGCCGGATGAAAGAACAATTCGAGGAGAATGAAAATGAAGATGTGGATCTACAAGAAAGATAAGTACCACAGATGGTGGGAGTGTCCGCATTGTGGAGCAAGGTATATCAAGGCTGACCCAGGGGATCACTGCCCAAGGTGTGGTCGCAAGATGGATACGGATAAGGAGACCAAACATGAATAGCGTAGCATTGATTGGAAGACTGACCAAAGATCCTGACGTGCGCTGGACGCAGGATCAGATGGCGATTGCCAGCTTCAGCATCGCGATCGACCGGCCGCCGAGAAAAGACGGCAGCAAGGAAACAGACTATCCTCGCATCACAGTCTTCGGCAGACAGGCGGAAAACTGCGAGAAGTATCTGAAGAAGGGGCGGATGGTTGGTATCACCGGGCGGATTCAAACAGGATCCTACGAGAAGGACGGCCAGAAAGTCTTTACAACGGATATTGTTGCAGATAGGGTAGAATTCCTCGAATGGGGAGATAAAACTCAGCAGACGCAGCCACAGGCTCCACAACAGGCATACCAGCAAGGCTATGTTCCGCAGCCAGCTCCACGGTATGTAGATGCGGAGCAGGCAAGGCAGACGATCAACAAGACGCTTGGCATCAATGCGAGATTCGCAGATCAGCCAGTCGCTCAGCAGCAGATGCCGGTCGGCTTCGAGACAATCCAGGACGATGACATCCCGTTCTGATTGGATATACACACATACCGGAGAGGGCAGCCATGGTGGCTGCCTTTTTCGTGCCTAGAACATAGTGAGGCGAAAAGGTGCATGGAATTGTGTACAATGCTTGCGATTAAGGGGGTTGGCCAGGATGGCTCGCAAAGTGAACTGGGAACAAATCAAAACTGAATACATCACAACCGATATCTCACAACGCAAACTGGCTGAAAAGTATGACGTGCCGTTTACGACTTTGAAATATCGAGCTGCTCGTGAGGAGTGGTTCAAAGCGCGTCAGAAGCATAAGGACAGGGTCATCACAAAGGCGACACAGAAAGCCGAGGCCAAGCAGGTCCGGGTCGCGTGTAAGGAACTGACGCTGCTGGACAAGATCGAGAAGCATCTGGACAGAGCGATCTCTGACGTGGATCAGTTCAACAGATACGTTGTCCAGGAGCAGATAGGCCATGGGCAAACAGAGACGACCGAGCAGATCTACGGCAAGGCAGATATGCGTGCGCTCAAGGACGCCATGCAAGTTCTGACCATGGTCGAGAAGATGAAACAGGAGCGCATCGACCGGGCGAATAGTGCCAACGCTGGCAATATGTCTGTGCGCTTCAGCGATGACAGCAGCGAGTGGAGTGAGTAATGGAACTGGTATTACCTACACCGAACGAAAAGCAGAAACTGTTCCTGACTGCGAGAGACCGGTATGTTGCTTTTGGCGGAGCGCGTGGCGGTGGCAAGTCCTGGGCGGTACGCATAAAGGCGATACTGCTTGCGCTCAAGTGGCCGGGCATCAAGCTGATGATAGTGCGACGGACATACAAGGAGCTGGAAGAAAACCACATCAAGCCGTTGTGCAGAACGCTGCACGTGTATGACCCGGACAAGAGCAAGAGGATGGCCAGGTACAATGACTCGAAGAAGGTCATCTCATTCCCCAATGGCAGCGAGATCCTCTTCATGTACTGCGAGAATGACAAGGACGCAGAGCGGTTCCAGGGTACAGAGGTCGACGTCCTGTTCGTGGACGAAGCAACACACCAGACAGAAGACCGCATCAAGAAGCTTAATGCCTGCGTGCGTGGCGTCAACAACTACCCAAAGAGGACATACTACACGTGCAACCCAGGGGGAGTCGGCCATGCGTGGGTGAAGAGGCTATTCATAGACCGCAAGTTCCGTGAGGGAGAAAGGCCGGAAGAGTACAGATTCATCCAGTCGCTGGTCACAGACAATAAGGCTCTGATGGAAGCGCAGCCAGAGTACATACAGCAGCTTGAAGCATTGCCGCCTAAGATCAGGGAAGCATGGCTGCATGGCCGGTGGGATCTGTTCGAGGGGCAGGTGTTCGAGGAGTTCGTGGATGATCCTGAGCATTACAAGGACCGCAGATGGACACACGTCATCGAGCCGTTCGCCATCCCGGAGAACTGGAAGATCTACCAGGGATTCGACTGGGGCTACAGCAAGCCGTACAGCATCGGCTGGTATGCCGTTGACTATGACGGTAGAGCATACCGCATCCGTGAGTACTATGGCTGCCAAATTGACGGATACAGCAAGGAAGCGATACCGGACACCGGCACCAAGGAGACCGTCAACGAGGTGGCTCAGCACATCCACGACGTGGAGTCTACGGACCCTAATCTGAGGGGCAGACGCATCTACAGGTTCGCAGACCCGGCCATCTTTGCTGCTGATCAGAACGGCATCAGCATTGCCGAGACGATGGAGAAGCAGCGCATCTACTTCGAGAAGGGCGACCACAACAGGATCCCCGGAAAGATGCAATGCCACTACCGCCTGGTATTCGATGAGAATGGCGTGCCAATGTTCTACACGTTCAGCACGTGCCAGAACTTCATCCGCACGATACCGCTGCTGATCTACGATGAGAAGAAAGTTGAGGACATCGACACCACGATGGAAGACCACATCTATGACGAGTGGCGGTATGTGATGATGGCTAATCCAATCGCACCAAGACGAAGAACCAAAGACGGGCGGTTGGAGATCATACAGGACGATCCGCTGGATCTGTTCAAGGAAGAGCGGGAGCAGCTACTCGGCTCGTATAACTTTATGAGAATGCTGTGATGAGGAAGGGAGACACATCAATGGCGAGAAGGAATAAAAGCAATGCCGGTGAGGGTACACGCGACATCACCGAAAAGGAAGCACGCAGACAGGACATGAATCCGCCCAGGGACATGACACCGAAAGAGAATGAGATGCCCCGCGAGTGGAAGAACGAAGAGACCACACCGACTGACAAGGTCACCGGAGTCATCCATCCTGAGGACAACGCCAAGAGCGGACACATGAGCGAAGTCGCTGATGGCGAGGCCGGCAGAATCGGTCCCGTCGGCAAGAACGAGGTCGATAAAGCACAGGAGACGTTCGAGAAATACAAGGCCGGCAAGGCTAATCTGGAGAAGCGAGTCATCGAGAATGAGCGCTGGTGGAAGCTGCGCCACTGGGACGTAATTGGTGTAAAGGAGAAGCACAAGGACGACCCGCGTCCGGTATCCGCATGGCTATTCAATTCGTTGGCGAACAAGCACGCGGACGCCATGGACAACTATCCCACGGTCAACGTGCTGCCCAGGGAAGCGAGCGACAGAGAAGATGCCAAGCTGCTGTCTGAGATCATGCCGGTGCTGCTTGAGAGAAACAACTTCCGCAAGACGTATAGTGACTCCTGGTGGTACAAGCTGAAGCATGGTACGGCAGTCTATGGTGTGTACTGGAACAGCGCCATCGACAACGGCGTGGGCGACATCTCGGTCAAGCGCGTGGATCTGCTGAACATCTTTTGGGAACCGGGCATTGCTGATATTCAGGACAGCCGCAACGTGTTCACCGTCGAGTTGGTGGACAACGATGTACTGGAAGAGCGGTATCCGTTCCTCAAGGGCAAGACGGGCACCGACATCTACAAGGTCGAGGAGTATGTGACCGACGACCACATCGACAACTCCGAGAAGACTGCGGTCATCGACTGGTACTACAAGGCACAGGTCGGCTCAAGGCAGGTGCTGCATTACTGCAAGTTCGCGTGCGGTGAGGTGATCTATGCGTCTGAGAACGATCCTGAGATGGCTGAGACCGGATTCTATGAACACGCCATGTATCCGTTCGTCTTCGACGTGCTCTTCCCCATGGAGGGCAGCCCTGCCGGGTTCGGTTATGTGGACGTCATGAAAGACCCTCAGATGTACATCGACAAGATGAATCAGATCATCGCCAAGAATACGCTCATGGCTGGCAAGAAGCGCATGATCGTCAAGGGCGAGACTGGCATCAATGAAGACGAACTGTCTGATTACAGCAAGGACGTTATCCATTGCGAGGGCAATCTGGATGATGATCACTTCAGATGGTTCGAGACTCCGGCTCTCCCGGCTCAGGTCATGAACTATATGCAGATGCGCGTGGACGAGCTGAAAGAGACGTCTGGCAACAGAGACTTCAGCCAGGGTACAACAACTGCCGGTGTCACAGCAGCATCGGCCATCGCTGCGCTGCAAGAGGCCGGTTCCAAACTGTCGCGTGATATGGTCGCTGCCTCGTACAATGCGTATGAGCAGATGAATCACATCGTGCTTGAACTCATCCGCCAGTTCTACGAAGAGACGCGCTTCTTCCGCATCGTGGGCGAGCAGGGCATGGATCAGTTCGTTGAGTATGACAACAGACGCATCCGTGAGACGCTCATCAGCGAGGATCTGGGCGAGGATGGCGGATTCAGAAAGCCAATCTTCGACATCAAGATCAGCGCACAGAAGCAGTCACCGTTCAGCAGAATCAGCCAAAACGAACTTGCCAAGGAACTGTTCGGCATGGGGCTGTTCAATCCTGAGATGGCAGACCAGGCTCTCATCGTTCTCGACATGATGGAGTTTGAGGGCAAGGACGCGCTGGTGCAGAAGATCTCTCAGAACCAGCAGATGCTCGACATCATCCAACAGTTACAGGCACAGAACGCTCAGCTCATGCAGATGCTCGACTTGCAGAATGCAGCCATGGGTCAGCCGTCTGATCTGCTCGGTGCTGCCGCTGAAGAGGGGCACTTTGCTCCGCCACCGGCAGTAACAGCATCGCCCGGTTCGGCACCAAAGACACAGCCGTGGACGAGCATGGCAGGTGAGAATGGACAGGCAGCCAAAGCAAGACGCAGAGCAGCAAGTGTAGGGGAGCCGAGGTCATGATTGTAGTCAAGCACGAGAACACCAAGAACCATGCGGCCAAGCGTGAGAACCATGTGATCTCCGTTGTTGGCCATGCGAACTTCGATTTGTCCGGCCATGACATCGTATGCGCTGCCGTGTCTGCGCTGGTGCAGAGTTTCGCATCAGCCATGAACGAGTGGGACGACTTCGACAGTGGCGAGGTCATCATCGATACCGAGTGCGACATCTATGACGAGTACGCGCATGGGTGCTTGGATATGCTGATGGAAGGCCTGAGAATGATCGAGGACGTGTATCCTGATTACCTGTCCGTGACTGAAGAGGAGATCGCTGAATAGATAGTGAGTCACATTATCCTTGCGAAAGTGATATAAAGCATATAGCCGTTGGAGCTTCGGCAGAAGGCGGTATGAACATATACAACTAAGTGGCTCGTAGGAACAGACTACAGAAAGGGGTAACGCAATGTTACACATGAAACGTGTGATGGATCTCCATCTGTTTGATGGTGCTGCAGGACCGGCAGGGGGAGAAGGATCACCACAGGCTGAACCGGGGGTCGCCTCCCCAACTGGCAGAGATTCTCTGAAGAATGTCGTGTACGGCAAGGATACGCAAGGCCAAGCGGTCGAACCGGCACAGCAGACCGATGGGATGACCGCTCCGTTCGCCGGGAGCAATGGGGATAGCAATGAAGCAGATCCAGCGCAAGTCTTTGAAGAGATGATCAGAGGGCAGTTCAAGGATCAGTTCCAGAACAAGGTCCAGGGCATCCTTGATCGCAGATTCAAGACCATGAATGACCAGAAGGCACAGATGGACGCGTACAAGAGCGTCATCGATCCGCTGATGGACGTCTATGGTACGCAGGACATTGCAGAGATCCGCAAGGCAATCCTCAAGGACAATGGCAAGGTAGAGCAGCTCGCAGATGAGGCTGGCATGAGCGTAGAACAGTATCTCGCCTACCAGGACACAATGCGACAGAATGCTAAGTACCAGGCAGCAGAGCAAGAGAGAATCGCACAAGAGGAAAGCGACAGGATCTATGAGGACTGGATGCAGCAAGCTGAAGAGCTGAAAGCAGACTATCCCGGTTTCGATCTCGAGGCAGAGGTAGAGAATCCGGCATTCCTCGATCTCATCAAGAATCCTAATATTGACATCCGCACCGCATATGAGGCGCTGCATCTCCAGGACATCCTCCAGGGTACAGCCAGCCACGTAGCGGAAGCGGTACGCAACAACACAGTCAATACGATTCGCTCTCGCGGTATGAGACCGGCAGAGAATGGTCTCGCTGAGCAGCCGGGCATTGTCCGCAAATCAGACCCAAGCAAATTGTCTAGGGCGGATAGAGCAGAGATCGCAAGGCGCGTAGCCAGCGGTGAGAGCATCACGTTCTGATGCATGACTCTCTATCCGTCGATAGAGAGGAGAATAAGTTATGGAAATGAAGAGAAGAATCGATCTGCAGCTTTTCAGCAATACCCAGACGACACTCAAGAACACACCGTCTACCTATGATCCCATGGGCAGAGTCGTTACTCCTGGTAACGATATGTCCTACGAGATGAAGACTTTCTACAGCGATTATCTGATCGATAATGCTGTACCGAATCTCGTTCATGACCAGTTCGGTCAGAAGCATCCCATTCCCAAGAATGGCGGCAAGAGAATCGAGTTCAGAAAGTATGACCCGTTCCCCAAGGCGACCACAGAGATCACTGAGGGCGTCACACCGAATGGTCACAATCTGAGCGTGTCGGTCGTGACCGCAGACGTTAAACAGTATGGCGACTATGTCGAACTGTCTGACGTCCTGCTGCTGACGGCCATCGACAACAACATGGTCCAGGCGACCAAGCTGCTCGGCAACCAGGCTGGCGAGACTCTCGACTGGGTGACAAGAGAAGAGCTGAACAAAGGCACCAACGTCATGTTCGCCAAAGGTACTGCTCAGTCGAGACCGGCTTCTAGAGCTGCCGTTGGCGCTGCCAACACTCTGTCTGTTGAAGACATCTTCAATGCTGCTCGCATCCTGAAGAACTTCAACGCGAAGAAGATCAATGGTTCCTACGTCGGTATCGTTTGCCCGGACATCGCATACACTCTCATGCGTGATGACGAGTGGATCGATGCCAGCAAGTATGCAGGCTCCACACAGATCTTCGAGGGTGAGATCGGCAAGATCGCCGGTGTCCGCTTCGTAGAGACTACCGAAGCAAAAGTCTTCGAGGGTGCTGGTGCTTCCAGCATTGACGTCTACAGCACGCTCATTCTGGGCGAGAATGCGTATGGCGTCACCGAGATTGCTGGTGGCGGTCTCCAGCACATCGTCAAACAGCTCGGCAGCTCCGGTTCCGCAGATCCGCTGAACCAGAGGGCGACTGTCGGCTGGAAGGCGATCAAGACCGCTGAGATCCTCGTTCAGGGCTTCATGCTGCGTATCGAGTCTGCTGCTGCTGTATAGAGCAGAGAGAGGAGAAACTAATGGCTACTGCTAAAGCAAAAGCTGAAGAGGCTAAAGTCGAGAAGAAAGTAGAACTGGATCCGGAAGAGTACGTTGAGATCGAACTGTTCCAGGATGGCGAGCGGTACAAGGATTCCTTGTTCGTGGCGGTCAATGGTGAGAACTGCATCATTCCTCGTGGTAAGCCCGTTAAGGTGAAGAGGAAGTTTGCTGAGGTCATCAAGAATTCCATCGAGCAGGGCAACAAAGCTGCTGCCGAGATCAGTAAACTGGCTCGCGATTAGCCTGCCATTAAGTGAGGCAAGTGCGGAGGCTGGCGGCAACGCTGCCTCCGCATTTTTTAAAGAAAGGAGAAACCGATGAATTATAAAGCATATCCAGTCGGTGTCCATATCAATGAGAACAGCGTGAAGATGCTGGACGGCATCGTGCAGAATGACAATGGCAATCTGTTTCAGATCCAACTGTATAGCGGCAGTGACGCGTACGACTTCTCCGGTTACATGATCGTCAATGCCACCATCATCCGCCCGGACGAGACGACATTATCTGACATCTGGACGGCGGAAGAGCATACACAGACCATCGAACAGGAGACCGAGGTAACACCGGGGGTAACACCGGGTGGAGACGAGGAAGAGCCGATTGCATGGCCGGCTGACGATGAGGAAACAGAGGGTGGCGATTCCAGTTCTTCCAGCAGCACAACCACAACAATCACAACCGGCACGACCACAGAGGGTTCTCACACATTCCTTGCTATTCAGTACATCGATCCTGAGAACGGTAGAATCACGCTCAAGGTTGGCGGAGACGCCACGGCCCAGGTCGGTCTGCACAGGATGGCGCTGGAGATCTATTCTGACGATGCGAGAGTCACGACCGCAAGGATCAATTACAGAGTGGTCGAAACGCTTAACAACGTAGACCATTCAATCCTTGACAACAATGAAAGTTACGTCGAGCTTCAGTCGTTGCTGGCATCATGCTCGAACATTCTCAATGAGGAAACAGAGCGAGTCAACCAGGAAGAAGCGAGAAACACCAGCGAGCAGCAGAGGGCGGATACTTTCGCATCGCTGAGTGAGCAGATGCAGAGTGAGCTGGATTATGCCAGAGCCCTCTTCAATGAGGCTATCGCATCCGGCCAGATGGACGATCTGTACGAATACACGACCAACTACATCGACAACAATCTCGGCAGAATCCCAACAGCCCCGGCGGCAGCACCATGGTTTAACACGCACAGAACTGCCGGCATGATGATGTATTGCACCACAGACCAGCTTGTATATATCGGCACGGGGAACGGCAACTATAAATCGCTGATTACGTATGAGCCGTACGTTGCCGGCACATCCGCACCGTCTGATACAAGGCAGCTTTGGATCGATACCAGCCAGGGTAAAACGCTCAAGTATTACAACGGAAGCACATGGGTATCTGCTGGCGCGGTCGCCTTGTTTGCGTAGGGGGCGGTCATATGGCAATTTCAATTAACGTAGAACGCGTGACAGAGGGGTCAATAACTGTAAGTATCACTGGCATCCAGGCGTCAGATGTGGACAGATATTTAACTTTGAGTTATAAGTACGCAACAACATCGAGCGAGTCTTACGATTTAGCTCATGGGTGGAACATACCGGCCGGTGAAACACCAGCCACTCATTACCGGGACACTATTGGCGGTACTAATGGGAACCTGAGACCAAATACGACGTATATGATAAAGGTCGAAGAATACGGTGGTTCAGTTATTTCAACAACTCATTCGGCTGCAAGTACGAGTGTTGCTGCAGGCGAAATATCCGTCGACGCAACGTCAAATAGCTTCACCGTTCACTTCAGCAATTATGAGGGCTATAAGCCATATGAACGGATTGCGGAAATTGGGTATAGAGAAAACAATAAATATGGTCCACTAGTGGCAAGAGAATACATCAGTATTCCGCCTAATGTTCCAAGATCAACAATTAGCGCCACATTCGACACGGCCGATATCTCGCCCGGCAAGCGGTTTTACGCGTACGTAGAGGTGTGGTACAAGGCAACGACAGATTCACTTGGCTCCTACCAAAGGCTCGGCTATGACGTGTCGATCCCATATGCTGATATTTCATATGCTCTCGTTGACTTTGTTAACTATACTGCTCCAATGGAAACCGCAACGGTTGGGGGAAGGCTTTATCTATATCAGGATACGCTGCCGGACACCACGATCTCATTATACGCACAGTATCCAGAAAACGGGACACAAGTATACCGCAGACTAGGTCCAATACCAACTACCGGCACGACAACATGGGAGATGGAAGTTGACGTATCATGGGCTATGGAAAGTACAAGGTTTTACTTTTGGGGCGTGTCTGTTTATGAACATGATGGGGAGTCGGTACATTATAAGTCACCGGATACCCGGCCGTTTTATATCCAAAGGCTGTTTTCGTGGCCGGTTCCGCCACTGTATGACTCTATCAGGTTCGAGCATCACGACTTCAACAAGTTGATTCAATACGGCCGAAAAGCCCACGAACTATACCCAGAATTCTTCCCGGCAGACTTTCAGATCGAATACGTAGATACTGACGATCCATGGCTTGCATCTGACGCAACAAGAATTGGCTGGGCTAACCGCACTATACTCCCATATGAACCGATAAGAATTGCGGACATCCAATACATGATGGATGTTATGCAGGAGAACTTGAGGAGGGCAATCAGAAATGGTAGTTAGAAACGTAATAGACCACGTGAATGAAGTGAAGCCGAATGCGTTCTCTGACGCCCGGCTCATGGATTTTCTGAACGAGATCGAGAGCATGGTATGGGAAGAGGTGCTTGACGAAGATCCTACCGAGTACAAGCAGCTCGTTCTTCCTGATGATTATGAGACGGAACTGACAGCACCGGCTCCTTATTCCAAGATCTACACGTCCTATATCCAGGCGATGATCGATTACCAGAATGAGGAGTCTGTCGCATATCAGAACGATATGTCGATGTTCAACTCCGTGTATCTCGACTACAAGAAGTATATGCAACGGACGAATGCTGCTGACAACTGGCACAGATTCCGCAATATTTGGTAGGGGGTGGCGGCTATGACATTTCTTCCTGAACTTCAGTCTGCCGGCACTCCTATGCAGAAGCAGATCATCAACTTTGAGGGGTACAGCATCGCACCATTCATCGAAGATGGCGAGATGAGGGATATGCTGAATCTGTCCTCTGACCAGTATCCTAATCTGTCTCAGCGGCATCCGCGTGGATGCTATATGCACAATGGCAGCGATATTCCGTATTACCTGGAGCCTGAGTGTATGCTTGTGCGTAATGGCAAACTGGCGGTTATTACTGCCGTTCCGTTAGCACCAAATTTCTATTATGGATATGAGGTCAACGAGAGCGGTAAGTACGTACCGAAGTTGTATCCGGACGTAGAGATCAATGTACAGTACAACTACCGCCCTAAGCATAAGATGGTGGCCATCAACAAGAAAATCTGCATCTGGCCGGAGAAGATCTGGTTTGATACTGAAACTGGAGAAACCGGATATCTTGGTTACAATTACACCTCTTCAACAACAGCGACCACCACATTTGTGAACGACACAACCAGCGTCTGCACCATGACGCTGCCGAGCGACGCGGATCTGTCCGGGTTCACAACACAGGACGTTGTTGACATCACGTTCACAAGTCCTCCGAATGTGTATACCGCGTCGTCGCCTATCAAAGAGATCAACGGCAACGTGATAACATTCCCGGCAGACGCGTTCCTGTCTATCCTGCCAAGGTTTCCGTCAAGTGGCAGCTACACATTCAACGGCAAGGTTGAGATAGACAGGTTCGTACCGGATCTGGACTTCGTGATGGAGTCAAATAACAGGCTGTGGGGCTGTCATGACAATGCTATCTGTTGTTGTAAGCTGGGTGATCCCACGAACTGGCACTATTATCAGGGGCTGTCCGTAGACTCGTTCGAGGTCGAGGTAGGCACGGACGGCAAGTGGACAGGGTGTTGCAGCTACAGTTCGCATCTCCTGTTCTTCAAGGAGAACTACATCCATAAGGTGTACGGCAACACACCGGCCACATATCAGACACAACAGGCAGAGTGCTATGGCCTTGAGGCTGGCTCAGAAAAGAGCATCGCAGTCATCAACGAGACGGTGTTCTACAAGAGCAAGATCGGCATCATGGCATACAGCGGTGCATTGCCGGAACACATAACGTCCAACTTTGGCAGCAAGGTGTATACCAATGCAGTCGCTGGTACTGACGGTGCGAAGTACTACGTCAGCATGGAAGAGGATGCGAATGTATCCAATGGCACGGCCAAGAGCAGTCTGTTCGTGTTCGACCTGGATAAAAAACTGTGGCACAAGGAAGACGATCTAAGACCGCTCCAGTTCGCATATCTGACGAACGACCAGTCGAATCCAGATGGCGGCAACAGAAACCAATTGCTGTACATTGCCAAGGATCGTGATTGCATCTACTCTATCAATCCATACGTGCCTCTGCGTGATGAGAAATATTTGCCGTGGATGGCGGAACTGGGACCGTTCGATGAGATCATGGAGAACAAGAAGATCTACTCCAAGATCAAGATGAGACTGAAGCTGGAAGAGAAGGCCGAGGTGACGATCTCCATCAAGTACAATGACGGAGAGTGGCAGAGCATCCGCCACATCTATGCGCTGGACGACAGATCCATCTTCGTACCTATTGCTCCTGTCCGGTGTGATAAGTTCTCGCTGCGTCTTGAGGGTACGGGCAGATGTACGGTTGAATCAATCGCACGAGAGTTCCGTGAAAGGAGTGATCGCTGATGTCAGTCATGATTGAGGTCCGCCCGGACGTTACGGAGCGTGAGCAGATATGGCACATGAAGGAGCAACTTGAGGTGTATCTCAACACCATAGAGTCAAGGCTCAAGAGCATGGACGATATTTACCCGGTAGGTTCTATCTATATGTCGGTGAACTCGACAGATCCAGGCACGCTCTTTGGGGGCACTTGGACTCGCCTTACCGACACATTCCTTCTTGCAGCGGGTTCTACTTATGCGGCTGGCGGAACTGGGGGTGCGGCTACTGTTACACTTGATACAACACAAATTCCTGCTCATACTCATGGAAGTAAAACATTAACAGGTTCGGCCTATTTCCGTAAATGGTACTCAGGAAATGAAATAGTTACTGCATCTGGTATAGTCCGTAGATCTAATTTAACTTATAGTGCTAATTCAAATGGAGAATCTGGAATTAACCCAAATGCCGTTGATGTACTTACTGTTGATGCTACACACACTCATGACAGTGTTGGTGGTAGTAAAGCGCATAATAATATGCCGCCATACCTGGCAGTGTATTGCTGGAAGCGAATCGCATAATCAACGTACAGAGATGGTGAGGCGAAAAGCCTCGCCATTTTTGCTATAAGGGAAAAAGTGAGAAAGGAGATACGCACTATGGCTACAACATCGAAGTCAGCGTCCAATGCAACTAAACCGGGAGTCTTCAAGGAAGTTGCACCGTACCAGAGCCAGTACGGAGACGCGATCAACAAATTGACAGATGCCGTGGTGAACCGTCAGCAGTTCTCGTACGATCCCAACACAGATCCATCGTACCAGTCGTACGCCAAACTGTACGGCCGTCTTGGCGACCGTGCCAGGATCAATACGCTTGGCGACTACGCCGCCAACACGGGCGGATATGCGAGTACCGCTGCGGTCAGCGCAGCACAACAGGCTCAAAACGACTACAACGTACAGCTCAGTAATATGATTCCGCAGCTCATGCAAGCAGCATATGACCGGTACCAGGGCGAGTACAATATGAATCTCGGCGCTATGCAGGCACTTGGCAGTCGCGATGATTCCATGTACAACCGCTGGAATGACAACCGCAACTACAACCGTGACGTCTTCGAGTCCGACAGAACGTACAACTACAACAAGAGCATTGATGACCGTGATTACGCCTACAAGGTCGCACGTGACAAGGTGGCTGACAGCCAGTGGGCTAAGGAATTCGGCCTCGACAAAGAGAAGTTCGCATGGAGTAAACAGCAGGGTAATTCTGGGAGTGGCGGAGGGTCTGGCCGCAGTAGCGGCGGACGGAGTTATTCTGGTGGATCTGGTGGGTCTGGCGGATCCGGTGGCGGCGTGAGCCCGGTTGCGGTGAGCCAGTATGCGGGTCAGGTGGCGTCGCAGGCACTCAGCGGGAAAGCTCCAACAGGAACGATCAAGAATGCCGGCCTTGCAACTAAACTGAGCATTCTTGGTAAAGGTGCGCTTTCCAATGAGGCGCGCAAACGACTCGATGCGAAAATGAAATACAAGTAAGAGGACGATTGGATATGGCGAAGAAGAAAAAGAACGATGCACTGCTGCGGACCGCACAGCTCCGGGTAAAGAATGCTGCACCGCAGCAGACGAGTCTTGGTATTACGCAAGCACAGGTCGATCAGGAAAACCAGCGTAGGCTTGAATCGACAAAGAATAAACAGCAGAGCACCAAGAATACAGCGCCGGCCGCATCCACAGGGGGGAGCGGTCGGCTTGGCGCTATCACTAAGGCACGTGGTCAGCTTGGAACTACCAACACGACTACATACTTTGAGGATGAGCGTAGAGCGAGCGAACGCCTGAAAGACCGTCCCTCTTATGCCGGCAACCGCATGGCAATGGCGTCCACAACAAATCCAAGGCAGATGCAAGGTGCGCTCCAGGATGCAGCAAAAGAACAGCAGAGAAGAGGACATGACGTCGATCTCCGCAATCGCAGCAACCAGGGTGCTGGCAAGATGAACACGTACAACAATCCTGATGGATCTGTTGGTTACTACTACCAGCGCGGCAAGGGCGAGCAGGCACAGCTCAACGCGACGTTCAATAAGAACGCCGTTCCCTCGCGCGTGAATGGCATGGTGCCTCAGACAATCGACGCGATCAACAAGGACAAGATGTCCAACATCAACAAGGGCAACTACTATACACAGGAGTCCGCCAACACTATGAAGTACGATGACGGCAAGCGTACAGAGTACTTCGAGCGACAGGGTGACCAGTGGGTATCTGTTCCTGAAGAGAGATACGATCAGACGAGGCTGCTCGATGCCGGTAAGAACCCTGCTACATATACAGCGGCGGACAGAGCCATAGACACGGCTAAATCGTCCTGGGAGAGCCTTAAGGCAAGCGGTGGTGGTATTCTTACCAGCACAGACGTTGGACGCGAAAACAAGGGATATCAGCTCGCTGTAGAGTATAAGGGTGGTGGCGTACTGTCTCCCAAACAGGAAGATTTCATGAGGTCCACCAAGGCTGGACAGGCAGTTCTCAAGGGAGACATTAAGACGGCAAGAACGCTCGTCAACGAGGAAACAAGAGAACGTCAGCTCAGCGAGCAGAAAGTGCTGGAACAGCAGCAGAAGTCGAACGAGCGCGCCGAGACTGCCAAGATTGGTGTCGGCAAGGGCGGCCAGTTCCTGCTGGACCTTGAGCGTACTGGCCTTGACATGGTCCCTGGCATGGCACTCAATACGGTCGCTCCCGGTGCATTCCTCACCGAGATGGCATTCCAGTCCTACGGCAACAGTTACAACAATGCGAGACTTCAGGGCGCGTCGCATGATGAGGCGGTGCTTTCCGGTCTTCAGAACTCAGCAGTCGAAACATTGTCCGAGATGATGTTTGCCGGTGGCAAAGCATTCGGCAGAGCGACAGGCGTCAGCGGTATCTTTAAGCCCGGTATGGAGATTGAGGAAGCCGCTCTTGGCTTTGTGAGATCCTCACGTGGTCAAGACATTGTAAGCGCGGTCATGAAGCTTGGTCTTGCAGGAACTGAAGAGGGCGCTGAAGAACTGGTGGCCGGTATCGTTGAGCCGATGCTCGACGCTGCGATCTACCAGGGCTGGGATGATTTTGACCTGGAGCAGACTCTCCATGACGCACTGTACAACACACTCCTCGGTGCTGCCATGGGCGGTGGCTTTGGCATGGTCGACGTTGCTCAGAGTGTGCGTGCCGGTGCCGACATCCGCGCGAACGCCGGTACTGCCGATCTTATCGACCGTGGTCTGTCTATGCCTGAGGGCAGCAAGTCCTATCAGATTGCGCGGAAAATGAGTCTTCAGGCACAGGCAGATCCTGAGAGCATTGGCAACATTGACGTCTCTGAACTGAACAGAGCGCTTGCCGAAGAGTGGAGCGAGGTCGAAGACGACTTCAACAGACAGGCAAAGAATGCTGACAGAGCCATCAAACGCAAGGGGATCAAGTGGAATCAGACGAATGCCGCTGCCGAATATCTCATGGGCAAGGCAGCAGACTCCATGGATGTAGACAACTCCAACCAGTATCATACTCGGCTTGGCGATGAGTTCGGTGATATCTACGAATCAGCTCGCAACGAGATCGCCGAGCGTACCATGCCGGCTATGAGCGAGGGGGCAAGCGAAGACGCTATCGCCGTGGCTGAATCTGAAGCGAGAGCGCGTGCAGAGTCTTCAGCAGCATCCATCGCGAGGATCGCTATGGGCGAGGCTACTGCCGATGATGTCGGTAATCTTATGATGTCTGACCCTGTCGCAAGAGAAGTATTCGAGAGGGTGACAGGCGAACAGCTCCCGGACAGCAACGCAGCGACAATCAAAAGACTGAATGAGATCAATGCAAACAACCGCATTGCCAATGTGGAAAGTGCCGAGAGACAGGAAGTTCTCAACGACGCATTGACTGTTTTGGGCAAGGACGAGAATGCGTACAAGACATTCGTGAGCGCAACGCAGAACCTGCCTACTGCTGATCTTGATATGGCCAGAGAGGGCTTTACTTTCCTGTATGATCTCGGCAGCCGGGGTGCTGCTTTCGTACCTGATCTTAATGCTATGACGAGAGTGCTTTCTCCGGAAGCACAGTTCGCTGCGTTCAGCGCCGGCACCAAGGCGAGAGAAGATATCGCACGTGGGGTCAAGGAGCGTGAGGCCAGGATCGCCAAGGCGAAGAGGGCTGGCAAGAAGAGAGTCAGAAACAATGAGGTCGCATCCAAGCTGAATGAAGAGGAGAAAGAGGGCAACGAGAAGAACATCGAGGTTGCAGATATGCTTCAGAGGGCTCTTGGTGTTGATATCATCCTTGAGTCCACTAGAACTATCCAGGAGGCCAATATGCCAATGTCCAATGGTTGGCATACTGATGACGGCATCCATCTGAATGTTGAAGCCGGCCGTCCCATCGAGGTCGTATTCTCTCACGAATTCACACACCAGATTCAAGAGTTCGCACCAAAGGAATATCAGGCGCTGATCGAATACATCAAAGAAACCAAGGCCAACAACAACGAGCAGGAATGGCAGCGCATGATCGACGCCAAGATGGCCGAGTACGAGGGCAGAGCGACGCTCAAGAACAGAGACGCTGCCGTTGACGAGATCGTTGCCGACATGGCTGCTGAGTTCCTCAATGACGAGGCGACAGTACGGAGTCTGTTCGAGCATGATCCGTCTCTTGCTGAGAGGATCTCTGAGATCGTACGGAACATCATCGACAAGATCCTTGCATTCATCAAGGAGCAGAATGCGAGATCCCAGTGGAAAGGCCTTGAAGACGAGCTGAAGACTGCAAGACAGATGTGGCTCGATGCTGCGAAAGTGGCTAGGGAAAATTCTGAACTTGACGTATATGGCGTCACCGAAACCGCTGGCGGTACGGCAGTTACGTACTCTTACTCAAGCTGGCAGGACACGGACACCAAGGCGTTGGTTGACGCACTCGTTGCTGCCGGCCACAATAGAACCGCTGCGAGAAGATGGGTCAAGAATGTTCATAGCATTGCTGCTGTTATCCATAGCGATATGGGACGGCTGAACTATGATGCAGACCAGTTCCAGGACGCGCTGAAAGAGAACGCTGAATACTATTACACTCTCGATCTTTCTACTCTGTGCCAAAAGAGAAGACTCTACCAGGGTACTTACAATGCCATCATGCATCAAATCGTAAGTTATGGTTTGCAGCCGGAAGACACGATCAGACTCAGACAGATGATGGACGAGATGGGATATGAGGTTCCTTGCGGCATCTGCTACGAAGAGTCGAGAAAGAAAAATGAGGGCAAGTTCGCAGAGAGATGGCTCAACGGTCACGGCAAGAAGTGGAAGGGATATAAGAATACCGAGCATGAAGATCCTTACATTCCCAGCATTGATGAGGTCACCACAACGGACGGCCGGGCGAAACTCAGAGTAGAACATCCAGAAGCCTACAATTCCTACATCAAATACCAGAAGACCAGAGGATCTGCGAATCCTAAGGTTTCGTATACTCACACCGATTACAGACAGGACATCATGAGAATGTCTGAGGGCGACATTGAAAAGGTCAAGCACATCGGTGGCCTTCGCATTCAGTCGTTCTCTGATTTCGAGATCGTTCATGTTATCGACATGATGCAAGCGGTCATGGATATGGCAGCAAGAAATCTGACTGCCCAGGCATACACCAAAGTGCCGGCCTTTGCGGACATCTTTGGCGGTACCGGCATCAAGATCAATCTGTCGCTCATTCAGAAGGTGGATGCTGACGGCAATCCTGTATATGAGGATTACATTGACGAGAATGGTGAAACCAAGCAGAGACTTGTTTTCGACTCCAAGGAAGGAATCAATCCTGACGAGGCAATGAGGCTTCGCGAAAAGTACTCCCAGAACGTAGGGACCATTTTGGTCGGCACAAGCAACCAGCAGATCCTGGATGCATGGGCAGATTCAAGAGTCGATATGGTTATTCCATTCCATAGGTCCGGGTGGGGCAAGAAAGAGTTTGAGGCTCTCGGCCTTAAAGGCTATAAGGACTTTACTAAGGGGCAGACCGAACGGTACATGATGGGCAAGAAAGATATGGCTCTTTCTACAGCGTCGAAGGCTCTTGGTCTTACCGGAAGTGACAAGCTCCAAGGAATCTACCCGGAAGACTACTGGGATTACAGCAAGACAGGCAAAGAGAATGCTGAAGCATATCTGAGGCTGTGTGCCGATAAGCATTACCGCCCGGTGTTCTACCAGTTCCTTCATGACAATGGAGACGGCACGTGGTCGCTTCAGGAAGACGGATCTACCGATGGGTACTGGAAATCGCTCATCGATTTCAAGATGTATGACAATGAGGGGAACAGCGCTCCCCAGGTTGAAGTACAGCCGAACTTCGATATGAAAGCTGCCAAGGAAGCGATGGACAACTACCAGGGCGGTGCAGACACGCTGCCGGTCGCAGAAGACGTTGTCGAGCGTTTCGTGAAAGAGTACAACGAAAAGCATCCGGGGAGAACGAAGCGTCAGAAAGAATCTCAGATCAATACCGAAAGCAGTGACATCCGCTATTCGCTTTCTGATATCGGCATGACCGAGCAGAACGGCAAAGCCGCATGGCTGCCGGAGAGAATCGACCGCATCATCAGATTCAGTGGCGCTAAGGGCATTCCTGAGTATGCCAAAGACTATGCCGTGATGATGGATCCAAGAGACTTCCTCAGGCTCACCATCGATGACAGATATCTTACTGAATGGTCTGTTGCTGCGCGGAACGTGCCGGAAGAATTGAAAGGCCTGCCGTATCGCGAAGCACAGAAGCGTGTGCATGACAGGGCTCTCGAAACCGGGGAGTGGATACACGACAACGAGAACTATCCGCTTGACCAGGCAGAACTCGCCCGTCAGGAGCAGACTCCGTATCTCATCATCGACGCCTATGACAACACTAAAATCGTAGGCCATGAGGGCAGACATAGGATGCGCGCTCTGATGGAAGCTGGCATCACATCCGTGCCGGTTCTCATCAATGACAGTACATCCAAGTACTCCAAACAGAATCTTGGCAGCATGACTCTGAAGGCACAGAACTTTGGCAATGGTCCGGTTAACGGTGGCGCTTCTGTTGTTGTACACGATCTCGTCCCGATCAATGAGGCACACCGCGCAGAGCTGGAAGAGAAATTTGGCGCGAAGGACAGCGACCAGGTGAAGTTCTCCATCTCTGCCGAAGAGGATCAGAAGTATCTTGACTTAGTTAAGAAGGGTGATCTAAAGAAAGCGCAGAAGATGGTCGATGAGGCTGCAAAGAGAGCCGGGTACACGTTTGGCAAGGTGTACCACGGCACGCCGGATAATGATTTTACCGTGTTCCGCAATGGCATTATTTTCTTCACTTCAAATGAAGATACTGCTTCTGAGTACATGGACCCCGGTGTCTTTTGGAGAACTCGTTATGACAAGGGTAGAACTCTTGGCGCGTATATTAAACTCGACAATCCGCTCATGCTGGACAATACCTATTCTGATTATAGAAACGAACATACTCCGTGGCAGGAATGGAAACCGACGGTTTATGGCAGAGTTCCAGATAATGCTATGAATGCTACAGAGGTTGCAGAGAGGGCATATGAAGAAGGATACGACGGTGTTTTCATTGCAAATGATAAGGATACAAAATGGAAAGATAGCAGCGAGTATCTGAAGAAACGCGGAAGAGGAGACACGGTTATCGCATTTAGGGCAGAGCAAATCAAGTCCGCTGATCCTGTGACGTATGATGATGCTGGAAATGTTATACCACTGTCGCAGCGTTTCGATTTTAGCAATGAGGATATTAGATATTCTCTGTCTGAAGATTCTCTTGGCCGTGAACTATCGCCTGCTCAGCAGGAATACTTCAAAGACTCGAAGGCTCGTGATGCACAGGGGCGACTCCTTACTCTGTATCATGGCACATCACAGGCTGGTTTCACTGTGTTCAAGAATGGTATCAATGGTTACGGCGCGTGGATGACAACGTCAAGACGCGACGCTGATTCTTATGGGGGCAACTGGCAGAAAAAACTATTTAAGCCGGGGGAAAAGCCATACAGAAAGGCCGTGACGGCCGGCGATTATAATCTTGCGTATATTGACCCATCTCTCGAAGATTATCGTTTCGATACTGAAGAAGACCGTCAAAAGTTTATTGACGATCATCCTGGGATTGAGGATATTGCAGACGAAGACACTCTTGAAGTTCGTTTGGACGAAGAAGAAATAACAATCGACGAGTATGACAGACTCCATTCCATCCTGAAAAAAGTGAAGGAAGACTATGGAATGTATGAATTGACACATTCTTACACGTCTTATTGGTTGGACGCCCTTGAGAACCCGGACAGATACTCCGTTCGTGATTTAAAGAATGCTCTTCTTGCGTGGGACAAGGAGATCTCTTTTGAAGACGAGGTGACAAAAGAGGAAATCCTTGAAGTGATGCAAGAAGAGGTGGATAACTGGGACGATGATCAAATTGATAGAGGTATTGCTTTTCGCGCAAGAATCCCGGCAGGTGAAACAGGCGAATACTTCATCGACACAAATAACCGGACGTATGAACTATACGCCAACGTAAAAAACCCCTACGAGATTGAGGCGAATAAACAGCACATCTTCCAGGGGTATTATGGGCTGATTGACACCGGGATGAAGAATGATGAATACGACGGCGTCATTGTGAGAAACGTAAGAGTGGGGAGATATCGGCAAGTTGGTGACGTGGTTATTGTTAAAGATCCCAATCAGGTCAAAATGACCAATAACAGAAAACCGACTGATGATCCTGACATTCGCTTCAGCTTTGCCGGGGAGAATGCGCTGAATGCCAACAACATGATGCTTGCCATCGCCAGACAGTGGGATGAAGAGGGGCTTGATTCTGAAGAGATCCGCAAGTTCACAGGCTGGCACAAAGGCTATGATGGTAGGTGGCGGTTCGAGATCGACGATTCGCAGGCGGTGCTGGATACAGATCTTGAGCACTGGAAGAAGTATGACAAGGCAAAATCATTCCAAAATTATAGGGACGGAAAACCAACAGTTGCAAATCTTGATGAGTTCCTCCAGCATGACGCTCTGTTTGCCAATTACCCAAAACTTCGTGAGTTCAAACTGGATTATATGGTTGGTATCCCAAACGCGGACGGAACAGAACTGCGTGGTTCGTTTAGCCCAAGCACAAATACGCTTACTATCTATGACGCGTGTTTTAAGGCTGACGACGTTAAGTCTACAATTATGCATGAGATTCAGCACGCAATTCAAAAGCTGGAGCAGTTCGCAAACGGAAGCAGCGCAAGCAATATGGTTCACGGGAAGCCCATGCCGGTCGAGGTTCGGCAAGAACTTGCGGCTGCAACAGATATCGTTAACAGACTGCTGTCTGACAGATCGCGATACTTCTATGCAGACACTAAAATCAATACTATCGGCGACATCTATGAGGTCCGCTCTTCTGCAATGATGCACGCGGTGGCTAAAGGCGACTATGAATTCCTTGAGGCCATGAACAGGCTCAATAACGCGCTCGATAGCTTCAAAGACGCATTTAACAACACAAAGTTTGGAAGATACCAACGCGCTGCCGGGGAGATTGAGGCGCGAGATGTTCAGTCTCGCCTTAACATGACAGAAGAGGAAAGGCGGAACACAAGACCTGACATTGATCGAACCGATGCTCTTCTGTACGATGATTTTGGTGATAGCCTTATCCAGACAAATGATAACAGCGTGCGGTTCTCTCTCGACTCCAACGGCCGTGATCTTACAGAAGGCCAGCAAGCGTACTTCAAGGACAGCAAGATCGTTGACGAGCAGGGCAGACTGAAGGTCGTATACCATGGGACCGACAGTGACTTCTACACTTTCACTTTTGACCAGGGCGGTAAGAACGGTACTGCGGAAGGCTATGGTATTTATCTGTCTGACAGTCCGGAAGTGTCGCAGCACTACGGCAGCAGGATCATCGAGGGTTATGCTAACATCAAAAGACCGGCACGCAAGGATCAGAAGACTATCAGCCGTGCAGAACTGAAGAAGCTCATCAGAGCGACCGTGGATGCTGAGGCAGAGAGCATGGCTGCGGAGTATGACAGCGATGTTAAGGCCGCTGCTAAGGATACATGGATCAGTAACTACACGTACACGTACGATAAGAGCCTTGATGCAGCAATCAGCGACGTGGCGAACCAGATCCTGAGCTTGAACGATAACGATATGGATATTGTTCAGGAAGTGATGGGCGGTATGGCTATCCGTGATTATCCGGCAGCGTTGAAGTTCTACAGGATCCTTACCGGCGAGACCGGCATTGATGGCTTTGTTACGGCATGGGAAGACAGAGAGTCTGGTGAATCTAACGATATCGTTATTGCATTCAACAGCAACCAAATCAAGGAAGTCACGAACGAGAACCCGTCCTTGCTCGACGACATTCGCTTCTCGCTCCCGGAAGATAGGTTCGACTTTGCTCCATCTACGGACAGTGATGGAAATACCCTTACCGATGGCCAAAAGGCATTCTTCGAGAATAGCCAGGCGAGAGACAGAGAAGGCAGACTGGCGACTGTATATCATACAACAAACAATGGCGGATTCAGGGTATTTGATCCAGCTCATTCAGACGACAAACGAAGTCTGTTCTTCTCTTCGAGCTTCGCTGTGAGTCAGACATATGGGCACGACGCAAACCGCCGGTTTTACAATCCATACGCAAAACCATTCGAGACGTTTGAGGATTTTGAGGTAGAGGCAAAACGCCGCGCAAGCACCTTGTCTAATCGCGAAAACATTGTAAGAGGTTTCTTTGTTGACGTTCGCCATAGAACAACTGACAAGATCGCGACAGAACTTGGTGGAACGGATCTTGATAGATTCAATGAGTGGCTGCGAATGTCAGAGAATGGAGAAGATACGCATGAGTATGCGGTGGAGATGAGTGGCGTAGAAGAATTATTCCAAAACAAAAGAGACCTGGATGGAATATATGCAACGTCATTGCCAAATCTGCTGGAAGAACTGAACAAGGCCGCAAAACCAAAACTACATGAAACGAGAGGCTATTACAAATGCTATCTCAATCTCCAAAATCCTCTTGTTGTTGATGGTAACGGTGCGAACTGGAGCAGCATCCCAACAGATTCGTTTCTCGATTATGAGAGTCCGCTTGAAAAGTATGAGGAAGACTCTGTTGTTCGCATTAACAGAATACATACATCATTCATATATGACGATGAATCCTGGCCCTGCGGCATGAATCTTACATACACAGCAGACATCAAACGTAACGGGAAGTGGGAAACAGTAACATTTGATGAAGATGCTCCAATGGGCTACGAGCAGGATAGCAACCATCGGGAGATCGAAGCAGCCAATGGTGGAGATCCAAACGAGATTGCCATTACGTTAGATAGTTGGTTCAGAGATGAGATGGAGAAAATAGGTGTTACCGGTGAGTCGCTTGAGTATTTAGCAGATACTATGTACAACGACATCGATGGTGAACTCCATCTTGATGGGGACGAAGATGGAATGCCGGCCATGTTCGTAGGCGAGAACGGAGAACATTTGGATTCTGAAGATGACGACTTCGATACATCGACTCCATTTATGGATACCAGAGATATCGCTGAATATGCAGATAATAACGGCTACGATGGTGTCATCATCAGAAATATCAGTGATATAGGCGGCGCTTCTCATTTACACGGCGATCCCATGTCTGATATCTACATTGCTTTCAGGGGCGACCAGGTCAAAGACGTTGGCAACGAGGCACCGACGGATATGGACCACATTGACTTCCAGCTCGCCACTAAGCGTGACCAGGAGATCGCTGGGCTTCGCAAGAAAGTAGAAAGGCTGAAGCGCGATAAGCGCAGAACGTATGGCCGAGAGGTGAGCGATGCAGACGCGTCAAGACTTGCCAAGGAGATCCTCAAAGATACGTCCAGCGACTTCTCGCTGAATCAGACTATCAATGCCATCAAGAATCTGTTCACGCAAGTCCGCAGAGGAGACGAGTTCTCTGAAATCTACGGCAGCGCACAGGATATCGCTAGGTCTATTGCAGACAGTTCCTATGACATGGTGGAGATACCCGGTGCATCTGATCTTGCGAGTCTGAGACAGCGGTTCCTCGACACAAGAAAACGGCAGAATGGCAGCCCGCTGAAGATCATGATTCCTCAGAACCTGATCGGTGACTTCGACCGTGTTGGCGGATGGAAAGAATTCCGCAAAGCACACAAGGGTATCGTCACTCTGTCTGTTAACAGCGGCGAGTCCTATGACTCGTTCGTGGAAAGCATCGCGGAAGAATTCGGCGCGCAGTACCGTGTAGAGGGCGACAATTCCGGAATTGACTCCCTGATCAGTATTATTGAGGCAGCCGACAGCCAGGAAGCAAGAAACCCAGTACGCAAGACTTACAGGGATGAGGACACGGATGGGTCTGTACCTGACGATGTGGACATGGGCGTCATGGGCGGATGGCGTGACACAGAGGTTAACTCCATCATCGACAGACTGCTTGATAGTGTAGACCAACTTGAGCCGGATCTGACATTTGCCGATCGCAAGGCTGCCGAAAAGGAAGAGGCCGTCAAGCGTGAAGTTGGTCGCGAACGAGAGAAGTGGGAAGCGAGACGGGAGAAGTGGAAAGCTGACCGCGACAAGCGCATTGCCGAGATGAAGGAAGACAAGAAGTTGGCGGTCGAAGCACAACGAGCCAAAGGTAATGAACGTCTCCGTAAGCAGGCAGAGATGTATAGGCGTCAGAGGGAAAGAATGCGCGAGAGAAGAGCGGATACTGCGTCCAGAAGGAAAACCCTCAACCACATCTATAGAACCGCTGAGAGGCTCAGTAAGAAGCTTCTGAAGCCTACTGATTCTCAGCACATCCCGGAAAGATACCGGAGGGCCGTAGCGGATATGCTCGGCTGGCTCGACTTTGAGAATGCCAGAACAGACGCGTGGGCGAAACGGCACGGCAATGTGCCGAGCGCGAGGATCCTCAACATGAGAATGCTGAAGGACATCTACGCCAAGATCGCCAACGATGAGGAGCTTAGCAAGTACGTCGAGCCGGACGATCAGGTCCAAGACTGGCTCGAATATCTGTCTGAACTTGAGGGTATGAGGCTTGATGATCTTTCAACTAGGGACCTGCGGATGGTGCGCGACGTGATCGACGCAGTGGCGTGGCAGATCAACAATGCGGATAAGGCTCTGACAGAGGGATTGAAGAAGAACCGGGCAGACATTGCTACACAGCTCATGGATGAGCTGGAAGCGCAGAAAGACGAGAAGCTGTCTGACGGTATGCTGAAGCGATTCATCAAGGCAGACTCCACACCGGTACACTTCTTCGACAGGCTTGGGCTGGACGTGTTCAAGACTCTGTATAAGGAGCTGACCGTCGCCCAGGATAAACACATCCGCAATCTGTCCAAAGCGCAAAAGTATATCGAGGATAATATCCTCAGCAAGTGGGGCAATACTGCCAAAGTCGGCAACAACTCCATGATCAAGCAGTGGACAGAGAAATCTCGGAAGTATACGCTTGAGAATGGCAAGACCGTCGAGATGACCGGAGCCCAGGTGATGTCGCTGTACGCACTCAACAAGCGCGAACAGGCGAGGAAACACTTACTCGCCGGCGGCATCGTGATCGCACCGACCAAGGTCAAGAGAGATCTCAAGGGCGGAGTCAAAGACTACCTGCTCAACAAAGAACTCAAGAAGACAAGAGCCGAACTGACATATGCGGACATCACGTCCATCCTGGGAAAGATGAGCAACGACCAGGTCGCTGCTGCCGAGGCCATGCTGAAGTTCCTCAAGACCACATCCGCCTGGGGCAATGAGACCAGCATGAAACTGTACGGGTACCGGAAGTTCACGGAAGAGAACTACTTCCCAATCCAGTCGGCCAAGGAGTTTATTGCCGGCAGCAATTTGGAGCTCCAGCGCGACAAGAAGATCAAGAACCAAGGAATGACCAAGCAGGTCAACGAGTACGCGAACAATCCCATTGTTATCGACGACTTCTTCGAGGTGACCACAGCGCACATCAACCAGATGAGCCAGTACAATTCGTTCGTGCCGATCCTTGAAGACTTCGACAAAATCTACCAGTACCGGGAGTATGATCCTGAGACTAGTAAGTACGGCAGATCCGTCAAGGAACTGGTCGAGCAGAAGCACGGCAGATGGGCGGCCAAGTACATCGAGACGCTGCTGAAGAACATCAATGGTAATTATGCGAGCGAGGTTGCGGACATCCAGGGCTTCGATAAGCTGCTCCGTAACTGGAAGGCAGCGAAGATTGGTATGTCGATCCGAGTTCTCGCACAGCAGCCGACAGCGGTCATCCGTGCATTCAATGAGATCGATCCGAGGTACTTCGTCGGCACGCCGAGAAGAGGAAGTCATAAGCGTATGTGGGAGATCGCTCCCATCGCTGAGTGGAAGAACTGGGGTTATTCGCAGACGGATATCCACAGGTCCATGCGCGACACAATGATGGGCGACAAGCATCTGTCCGATAAATTGTTCTTCGATATGTACGGTAGGGCCGATAACTTCGGCTGGGGCGTCATCTTCGATGCGGTAGAGCGCGAGACGAACGATCTCATGAAGAATGGCAAGCTGAAGTTCAAGTATGATGACGCGGACTACAGAAAGCACGTCAACGAACGCTTCCGCCAGATCGTTGACCGGACACAGGTGGTAGATAGTGTGCTGCACCGGTCGCAGTTCATGCGGTCGCAGAATATGCTCACCAAGGCAATGACCGCATTTATGGCTGAACCGACGATCTCCGTCAACACGATCATGACTGCATTCAGCAAGGCACAACAGGAAGCGCGTGCCGGCCACAAGAAGGCTGCTGCCAAGGCTGCTGCCAAAGGCATGGCCGTGTTCGTTGCCAATGCGGTTGCGGTATCGGCAGCATCGTCTCTCATCTCGGCAATCAGAGAGTCTTACCTGCCGGGCGACGACGATGATGAAGAAAAGGACCTGACGGCAATCCAGGAGTGGCTCGTCGCTCATGGAATTGAAGAGGGATCGCTCCTGTACGACTGGATGAGCGGGTACTTCATCGAGGACTTCAAGAGCAACATCAATCCGCTCGCCATGATTCCGGTGACTAAGGACATTCTCAACATGATCGAGGGGTACGATGCACCGAATCCTCTGTATCAGCTTCCTGAGTCGCTGATCAAGAACACGCAGAACATCAAGAAATGGATTGACGAGGATGGCGACACGAGATACTCCGGCCGGTACTACATCGAGCGTGCTGCTGAGTCTATGGCAGAACTGTTCGGCATCCCGGCATCGAACATCCGCAAAGAGCTGATCGGCATTCAGAACATCTACTTCAGAGCGATCTCAGAGAAAGAGTATGGTGACTATCTCCAGGATAGATGGGAACTCAACGAGGAATACAAGTCGAACAAGAATATCTTCCTTGACCATTATCTGAACGCGAAGAAAGCCGGCCATGACGAAAGCGCAAGGGACATCAAGCAGCAGCTTCTCAAGAGCAAGGTCAGAGATGACGAGGGTAATTTGGTATTCACGAACGAAGCGATTCAGAAGAGAGCATGGTCCGTCTACGCACCGACGTACAAGGACGATGTGATTGCCGGTCTCGACGTCAGCAAACAGGAGAAGGATCTGAAGAGTGTCGGCATCAGCCAGGAAGACATCGACGACAAGAAGAGCAAGGCGCTCGTCTCAGCGATCAGCGATGCGGTGGAAGCTGGCGACAATGACAGACTGGATGATCTGAGGGATTCTCTTGCCGTGTATGGCTATGGTGAGTACGACGTCGATAAGAAGATCAAGAGTGCTGCAAGCGATCTCATGTACGACGCCATTGATTTGGAAGACTACGACGACGCTGAGCGGTACATCACGGTGATCACCGACGCGACCGGCTATACCAGAGATGACGTGGTCGAAAGCATTACCACTCATTACATGAGCAGTTACTATGAGTCTATGGACGCTGGCGACAGTTCCGGGGTGAACAGGGTCAGAGGCATCCTAAACAGATACGGAGTAAGCAACAACACGATTCAAGAGAAGGAAGCGGAACATTACAAGGACTACTACAGGCAGAAGGCATACATGGCCTACGCCAGAGGGGATAGTGCAGAGGCTTACAGAATCGCGTCAGCATACAATGCCAGGTACCCAGGGGTATACTCAAAGGGCGTAGATGGCATGATCTACGGAATCCAGAATCTCAGCGATGAAACGATCCGCAGATACACGACCAGCGGCAAGTATGCAGAGTGGCAGCTTCCGTGATAGTTAATTAAAAGTTAATTAAAAGTTAAAAGCGAGTTAGAAATGGCTGAATTCCAACGATGATGGCCGACTAACTCGCATTTAACTTGGTTTAACGAAAGTTAATCAAAAGATAAAATTGGTATATAAAATTGGTATACCAACTGGATATACCAACTCGACAATTACTCGACAAAAGATGGTGAGTCGAAATGACCGCCGTCTTTTGCTATACACAATAAGAAGGGGGATAGGTGAACAATGAAAATCTTACTCATCAGTGGCCATGGCGCGGGCGACTCCGGCGCAGTCGGATGCGGCTATAAAGAAGCTGACCTGACTCGGACGGCTACGTCCATCCTCGCGGGTAAGCTCGCTGCCTACGATGTCAGCACAACGCGCTATCCTGTCGCGAGAGACGCGTATCAGGATAATAAGAACGGTTACTTGAAGGCGAACTTCTCGGCTTTTGATCTCATCATCGAGATTCACTTCAATAGTTTTAATGGCAAAGCATACGGCACGGAAACGCTCTACAAGCCGAGCAGTATGTATCGGCTTGCGAATAAGGTCACCGCGGCGATTGCTTCGGTTGGCTTCATGAACAGGGGGCCGAAGAAGAGAACCGACCTTGCGAATATGAACAAGTGCGCTAGACTTGGCGTTCCGTATATTCTGATCGAAACTTGCTTCGTTGACAGCAAGGCAGATATGAAGCTGTATCATGAAAAAATATACGAGGTGTGGGGTACTGTCGCTCAGGCGGTTGCTGCCTACTATGGCATGACAAAGCCGGCATCTGCTGGTCAGCCAGCGCAGACATCCAAGCCGAAGCCGATCAGCACAAAGCCAACAAGCAGTCAGATCGCAATTGACGGCTACTGGGGGCCGGCTACGACACGTCTTGCTCAGAAAGTGTTTGGAACGTACGTTGACGGCATCGTGAGCAACCAGCCGCTTGTAAATAAGAAGTACCTGCCGAACTGCTCCACAGCATCATGGGAGTTTAAGCAGTCGGACTATAGGGCAGGATCTTCTCTAATCAGAGCGATTCAAAGGCATATCAAGGCAGACGATGACGGCTACTTCGGCAAGCAGTCTGTCATGTGTTTGCAGAAAGCTCTCGGCGTATCCGTTGATGGTTCTTGCGGGCCTGCTACTGTGAAAGCGTTCCAGCGCTATCTCAATAGCAAGGTTAAGTGAGGGGGGCGGCAATGACAGATACTTTAATCATCGAGGCTGCCGGTTTCCTGGTGGCACTCATTGCCGTCGTCGCTCCTATTGTTAAGTTGAATGTCAATATTGCTAAGCTCAACGCAACGCTTGAGACGATGCAAGGGGACTTCGACCAGCATGACAAGCGGATCGCCAAGCATGGCGAGCAGATCGATGAGCTTGAAAAGATTGCGGTCAACCATGACACCAGGATTCACGCGCTGGAGAAAGGGAAACGATAATGGCACAGTACAAAGGGACAACACCGACTCATACATTCACTCTTCCTAAGTCCGTGTTCGCCGGGCTGGATATATCCAGGGTCACTCACGTATATGTGTCTTTTGCTGACGCGGACCATACGCTGTTCACTAAAACAGATGACGACGTTGTTGTGGATAAGAACTCAATCAAGGTCAGGCTTGAACAGGAAGAAACGCTTCGGCTGCCCAACAGGGTTCGTGTGCAGATCAACTACACGTTCCAGGTCGGCTCGCAGACCGAGAGAAACTGCACGGATATCCACACGCTGATATATAAGGACAATCTTCTGAAGAAGGTGGTTGAGTAATGAAAATGAAGGTGACCACGAACAATTCCCCGGTGAAGATGAGGGTCAACTGTTCATCCAAAGTACGCGCGAGAGTAGGCACATCAATTGAGGTCATCGATGGCACTCTATACACCGGGGAGTACACAGTCATCCCGTCGAGAGAACGACAAGTCCTTGAGACGGAGCGGCTGCTCATGAATGGCAACGTAACAGTAGATCCTATTCCAAGCAACTACGGTCTGATTACCTGGGACGGATCAACTCTCACGGTCTCTTAGGAGGAGAAAAATATGGCACAGAATGTAATTATCAATGGAGTGACTTATCAGTCCGTCCCGGAGGTAGACATCCCAAAGAGCGGCGGCGGCACGGCGAAATTCTACGACACGGACGGCGCTAATGCCGCAGCAGGAGACATCCTCACCGGCAAGACAGCCTTCGGTGCTTCTGGATCTATCTCCGGCTCGATGGCCAATAATGGCAGCACGGGCGGAACGATCGGTACGAAAGCCGGCAGCGTCACTATTCCTGCCGGTTACACGACGGGCGGCACCGTCTCGCTGACGAATGTGACCGACTGTGTATCCTGGAATATTTTATCTGGCAAGAGCATCCTTGGCGTGGCCGGGGCACTCACCATGCCGACGATCTCGCAGGATAGCACCACCAAGATCCTCAGTATCTCCTAGGGGGTGATGGTGTGGCACAAGATATCACATTGCTAGGTGCGAACTACTCGGCAGTTCCGGGCGTGCAATTACCAAAACAAGGTGGCGGAACGGCACTCTTCACCGACGTCACGCCGACGACAGCGAGTGCCGCAGACGTTGCCCAGGGGAAGATTTTCTTTGACGCGTCAGGAAGCCAGCAGACCGGCACGGCATCAGGTGGCGGTGGTGGTGGATCTCCCAAGAAGTTTGTGATGCGTCCAGATGCGGAACTGGTGCAGACTTATTCTGAGGATTACCTTGCCGTGGCAGACAAGGGTAAGACCTTGCCGTCTTATAGCACATCCTCACAAACGATTGTCGCTAGCAAAACCCTTTCCCCAAATGTTACGGTTGATTCCACGAATTATGACTATTTTGTGACGATGCGTGGACTATCTATACCGCAATACAACACAACCACAAAGCAAAATGGAAGATGTGATTATACGGTAACATCTTATGTGTACGAACCTGTTGTAGTACCTGCCAATGATATACACACGATTGACGGCACGAAATCTTACAATGTTAAAAAAACGACGATAATCAATCACACCGCCGGCAGATTGTTATATTGGACAAGCGCAACGGCAATATCTACGTCCAATAGCACTGCATATGGTGCATATGTGGCAGGAGTAGCACCAACGTTTGGCCAAACTCTGACAGTTAAATCGCCAACTTGCGGGATCCGTGGACATACAAGTTACATGACGTCTGACGCATGGGCCATGATGACGGATATTCGGTATCAATGGATTATTGAGGTGTGGAAAGCGCCCTCAACCGAGGTTATCGGCTGGGAACACACGAACGCTATCCGGTCTATACTTGCAGACGTTCGTAATGGCGGCACATTGACATAAGGGGGAATCGATATGAACAAGTATAATGTTCGCGAATGGATTCGAGCGGCAGGAGTCAGAGCGATCAGGACGTTCTGTCAGACTGCGCTGAGCATGATTACGATTGGCCAGGCATTCATTGAAATTTCCTGGGCTCACGTACTGTCCGTCAGTGGAGTCGCTGCGGTCATCTCGATCCTTACGTCCATTGCCGGGCTGCCGGAGGTGGACGATACGCGGATCTATGATCTGACAAAAAAATAGAAAACGAAGGTCAATACCTCCTGACTTGACAGAGAAGCCATCGGTTTAAGCCGGTGGTTTTTCTGTTAAAAAAAATAACATAATTCTGTTGCAATGTATCTGAAACCGATGTACAATAAATCAGCGGCAGATAGCGAACCGATATACAAGTTCGCTACCAGCCGCAAAAGACAGTCGTGGTATTATTCCCAAAATTATGAAGATGGGAACTGGTAGTAAATTTCCAGTTCCCAAGGCAAAATGAATATACTTCATAACTAGGTCATCTTACCACGTGTCAGCTAAAGTATCAAGTACGTGAGAAAGGGGGCCTGAATTATGAAGCGTACGCGAATCAAGCGCTACGTTGGTTTAGACGCAAGGTCTGCGGCTGAACTTGGCGAGATGCTCACAGAGATGTGTGAGGAGCTCAAAGAGTGGCAGCCTCAGGTTGAAGTTGATCTAAGCCAATATAGCGCTCTTTTGTTTTATGAGGAGCGAGTGGAAGAACCGGAAGACATCCGCGACGAGTATGAACTGCGAGGGGAAATATACACTTGCGGTGAATGTCCGTTCAAGGTGCCGGTCACCGACGGCAGATGCCATCACAGATGGAAGTGCCGTAGGATGCCCAGGGGGACGGACGACGAGCAACGTGCTTGTCTATGGTTCTACCAGGAGCTTGAAGAGGGGAGAGTATACAAATGAACCACAGAGAATGGAAAGCCGAGGTAACCAAGCAGCTCATGCTCAAGGAGATGACAAGAGCACAACTTGCTGAGAAGCTCAACTACTCAGAGAACTATGTGCAGCACGTCATCTGCGGAGACATGAGAGCACGCAAGGTCATCAAGGCGATCAGTGATGAACTCGGCATTGAGCCGTATGCAGAGTGAGAGGTGCGGACATGATCCGCGCAGCAATAATGGCGGTCATCTTGCCGTTCTATGTATCAGCGACAATGCACGTCGCAGACGTGCCAAAGATCGTGCAAGAGCCAGCCGAGCCGGTGGTTGAAGAGCCGGCCATGGAATATGTGGGCGACTACCGCGTCACAGCCTATGCCTATTACGAGGGCGGTGAGGAGAACTATTTCACAGCAAGTGGTGCGACTCCTGTTCCGTACTACACGGTGGCGACCGGCAACGAGTTCGAGTTTGGGACCATCCTCTACATCGATGGGATCGGCGAGGTCGAAGTACAGGACAGAGGCGGGTTCCCACCGGGGATCATAGATCTCCACATAGGGTATGACTCGATGGAGTCTTTCGAGGACCGCACCAGGGCGGTCTACATAGTTAGGAGGTAGACATGGAAACCATGTACACATTCGCAATGGAAGTCTGTTCGCTGGTATTCATCTTTGGAGTACTGGCAGTCATTCTTGAAAACGTCCTCACATATGTCGTGTATGACGGACGAGAAGAAGACGAAACCGAAGAGTTTTAGGGGGGTATTGAAATGGCTAGAGCTAAGAAAAGTGTCAAGGTTGACAGAGAGAAGTTCGTCAAACTGTTGAATCTGAAAAACAAAACTATGAGAGATATGTCTGAAGAGATCGGTGGTTCAAACAATCTGATCACTACATCTCTGAGAAGAGGGACATTCACTATGGTGGTGGCCAACTGTATCGAGTCCACATACGGCATCACACCGGATATGTATGCACCGGACCCCATTGTTGAGGAAGCCCCGGTTGAAGAAGAAGCAGCTCCTGCTGAAGCGGTCGTGACCGCGGAGCCAATCACGTGCAGCGAGATCTCTTATGCGGTAGAGATGGCCTTGCTCAAGGTCATGCCGGAGATCGCGGTCTCGGTGAAGATGGCGATGGCAGATGTCCTCAAGGAGTTTGCCGAGAACTACAGGATCTACAAGGTCGGTGGTGTGCAGACCATCTGCCCGCGAAAGGATGACAACCATGATGAACACACCAATTAAAAAAGAAAGCGCAGCCGAAGCTACGCAATCTCAAACCCAGACACAATATACCGCAGGCTCTCGTTCATTACAAGCCGAGAACGACCAGGAGCGGCTGGAGCGGTTCAGAGAGGAGTGGAGTAATGACCCGGATTCTATGTAAGACCAAAGATATGAGCCATGATGACTGGCTCAAAGCACGTAAGCGCGGCATCGGTGGATCTGATGCCGCCGCCGTGTGCGGCATCAGCAGATATCGTTCTCCTATCGATGTCTTCCTAGATAAGACAGACGATGCTAGGGCAGAGGAAGTTAAAGACAATCTTCAGATGAAGGTGGGCAGAGGCCTTGAGGCTTTCGTCGCTGAGTTGTGGGAAGAAGAAACCGGGAAGAAGTGCCAGCGCAGAAACGCAATCCTACAGCACGATGACTACGACTGGATGATTGCCAACATCGACAGATGGGTGGTCGGTGAGAATGCCGGTCTTGAAATCAAGACTGGCTCCTCTTATGTCAGAGACCAGTGGGATGGTGGCAAGATTCCACCGGAGTATGAACTTCAGTGCCATCACTATATGGCAGTCACGGGTGCGGACAGATGGTACATCGCTTGTCTTATTGGGAACCACGACTTTGTGACCAGGGTGATCGAGCGGGATGAGGACACCATCAGATATCTGATCGAGGTTGAGCGGATCTTCTGGCAGCAGAATGTGCTTGAAAAAAAGATGCCGGCTCCGGATGGATCTGATGCATCTGCGACCGCACTGAAGATGGTCTATCCAGAAGCTGAAGAAGGACTCACCGTGGATCTCGATTTTCTTGAAGAAGATCTCGCAAGACTCATTGAGGTGAAGCAGCTCGAAAAGAAAATTAAGGACGAGCGGAACGAGCTTGAACAGAAGATTGAGGGTTTTATGGGTGAGGCTGAAGCAGCGTGGATCGGCACGAGGCAGGTCACATGGAAGAACAGACAGGGGCGAGTCACCGTGGATGCGGAAGCACTCAAGGCGAATGAGCCGTCCGTCTATGAGAAGTATAAGAAGCAAGGAAGATCCTACAGGGTCTTTACCATCGGCAAGAAATTAGGAGGTAAATAACCATGACAGTCAAGAACGCACTCGAACAGAAAGCAGCCAACACGGCAGTACAGGCGAAGAAGAAACCGCAGTCCATCAAGGATTGGATCAAGGTGATGGAGCCGGAAATCAAGAAGGCTCTTCCGTCGGTCATCACACCGGAGCGATTCACTCGCATGGCGATGACGGCAGTATCCAGCAATCCTGGTCTTGCCCAGTGTACACCGGAGAGTTTCTGCGGAGCGATGATGAATGCGGCTCAGCTCGGTCTTGAGCCGAACACACCGCTCGGTCAGGCATACATGATCCCGTTCAAGAACAACAAGAAGGGAGTCACGGAATGCCAGTTCCAGATTGGCTACAAGGGCCTTATCGATTTGGCTCATCGCAGTGGCGAGTTCAAGAATATCGAGGCTCATGAGGTCTATGAGAATGATGAGTTCGATTACGAGTATGGTCTTGAGCCGAAGCTCCACCATAAGCCGGCCTTTAACGACCGGGGTAAGGTCATCTGCTATTACGCTGTATATACGCTTGTAAACGGTGGTTTTGGCTTCGAGGTAATGAGTATCGAAGATGTCCAGAAACACGCTCAGAAGTTCAGTCAGGCCTTCAGACGTGGGTATGGATCTCCGTGGGCTGACAACTTCGATGAGATGGCGAAGAAGACTCTCATCAAGAAGGTCCTCAAGTACGCACCGATCAAGACTGAATTCGTCAAGCAGGTGATGCAGGACGAGACCATCAAGGTGGATCTCTCTGACCACATGGAAGACGAACAGGACACCACGGTGTGGGCGGACTATGAGGTCGTCGAGGAAGACGAGGTCAACAAGGAGACTGGCGAGGTTGCGTGATGGCAGACAACAGCGGATGGATCAAACTGCATAGGGTCATCTTGGATAATCCGGTCGTTACCAAGGATTCAGATCACTTCTTTGTTTGGTGTTATCTGTTGCTGAATGCGACGCACACGCTGCACGACACGATGTTCGGGGGGGAGCGTATCACGCTTCTCCCTGGGCAGCTCATCACAGGCAGAAACAAGATAGCCAAGGCAACCGGTGTTGAGCCGAGCAAAGTTCGACGTGTGCTTGTTACATTCAAATCCAACCATCAAATTGACCAACAGTCTACACGCCACGGCTCGCTGATATCAATACTTAATTGGGCTACATACCAAGATACTGAACAACAAACTGACCAACAAGTGACCAACCAGCGACCAACAAGTGACCAACCAGTGACCACTATACAAGAATGGAAGAATGGAAAGAATGGGGAGAATGGAAAGAATTATTCTCCTAAGAAAGAAGAAGAAAGAAGCGCGCGCGTGCGCGAGGATGGCTATGAGGATCCTATAACAGGAGAGTGGGTGACAATTCCATCGCCTGAAGAGATCAACGAGCGAATCAATACTATGTTCAAAAAATAAAAGTGAGGTGATAATTGATGGGTTTCTATGTGAACTGCCCATACTACAAAAGCAGCGCCGCATACGGGTCATCCACGATAGTCTGTGAAGATACTCCAAGAGACTTCAAGACGTTCGAGAAGAAGAACGAGTGGCTTGAGCACGTGTGCCAGGATGACTGGAAGAGCTGCCCATATGCCCAGGGGTTGAACGGATTATACGAACGCGTCGAACGTATGAATCTCACAAAGAGGGAAAGAGAGCGGCTGGAGTATACGTGCAAGCAACAGAAAGCAGAACTCGTTAAGGCCAAGAAGCGAATGAAGCAAGCAGAGAATCACGCTGATAAGAAAGAACGAGAAGAACGCGCAGCAAAGCATCTTGCTGATGTCCGGTCGAGTGAAGCTTCCAAATTGAGAGAGAAGATCATGATCCTAGAGGAACAGCAAAAGGGTCTTCTCGCACTGATTGGATTCATGGCACACAAGACCGGCTTCTCTAATTTCAGCCTTAATCAGATACAAAGGTTTGGCCGAAGATATGAAACCAACTACCGGGTGGATACCGAGACTGCTGCTGACGGAGTTGAGGAGATCAAGCGAGTGTATATCGAACATACGGTGAAGGGAGAAGACAGTGAGATTGATTGATGCAGATGCGCTTATTGAAGCGCACTACCAACATTGCAACGAACACCACGGTGACGCTGACATATTCTATGGATGGTCGCTTGAATTGATGCAGAACGCACCAACCATAGACGCAGTACCAGCCACAATTGATGGCGCACTTGGTTATCTGCATAAGGTGGGATGGATACAAGAGCATGACAGAATCATGACTGAAGATGTCGCACCAGTAGTGCGGTGCAAAGATTGCAAGTGTTGGACAGATTAGTCAAACGGCACAGGAAGTTGTAGCCGATTCGCACTTGATTGGATTGGAACGGATGCAGATGACTTTTGCTCGATGGGAGAAAGGAAAGACGATGACGATCAATAGTAAACAAAAGGGTAAGCGTGCGGAGTTAGAGGTCGCCAAAATCCTACGTGACCATGGCTATGCCGATGCAAGAAGAACCGCTCAGTACTGCGGCAACACAGGCGATGCTGCTGATGTTGACGGGGTGCCTGGATTCCATCTCGAAGTAAAGCACCAGGAAACTACTCAGCTTGATAAGTGGTGGGCTCAGGCCGTGCATGACAGCGATTTCACAGGAAGGATCCCGGTTCTTGTTCACCGGAAGAATGGGCAGAAGTGGAAGATCACTATGGATTTTGAGACATGGCTGGAGGTGGTGAAAGACTATGCCCCGTTCTAAGAGTTGGATGATCGGCACAGGTGTTGAATCGCCGTGCATGGAATGTGAAGTAAGAGAACCTGCTTGCCATGACCAGTGTGATAAATATGCCGAGTACAGGAAGAAATTGAAGACTATTCGAGATAACAGACGAGAGTCTGATACGCAGAAGTACATCCGGACGGATCGCAACGCGCAGATCAAGAGTTCTTTTAAAGCAAGGAAAAATGCGAGGAGAAAACGCAATGAGTTATAAAGTCACGATGGGCAATGTCGCTCAACTTGTACTCGATGAATATGACATGGCAAAAGAGGAGTATGGCAAGAAGTTTAGTTCGATGCACGAAGGATATGCTGTAATGCTCGAAGAGATTGAGGAAGCAAAAGCAGAGATGGATTCAATCATGTGTGATGCACACCTTCGGTATCTATGGGAGTCGGTCAAAGAGGATAATATCAACAACGCGATGGACGCAGCACACATCATCAGAACGAGAGCTGCCTGCCTTGCGTGCGAGGCTATTCAGGTGTCAGCCATGGCAACTAAATTCCTTGTGTCCTTCGCAGGTGATGAGGAAGAAGTATGATTCATTGGAAACAGTGTCCGTTGTGTGCGACGTGGTTTCCAACTAAGTATGGCCAGAGAAAATACTGTTCAGATAAGTGCGGGCAGAGGTATAGATACAAGATTGATTCGCTGCTCAGGCAAAAGGAAAAGACGGTTCACTACGTCAGCATCAATGGTGAAATGTACGAGAGGAAATAATAGCAATGAAGCTTATGAGTTTATTTGACGGCAGCGGTGGCTTTCCGCTTGCGGGTGCGCTCAGCGGTATCATCCCGGTGATGGCGTCTGAGGTAGAACCATATCCGATAGCAGTGACAAGATCACGCTTCCCGGAGATGAAGCATTTAGGTGATGTATCCAAGATCAACGGAGCAGAAATCGAGCCTGTGGATGTCATCACATTCGGAAGTCCGTGTCAGGATCTGTCCGTAGCTGGAAAGCGCGCCGGTCTTGAGGGAGAACGAAGCGGCCTGTTCATGGAAGCAATTCGCATCGTTAAGGAAATGAGAGGAGCAACTAATGGAAAGTATCCAACTTTCATTCTTTGGGAAAACGTCCCAGGAGCATATAGCA